TCATTTTTAAAAACGTCTTTTAATCTTTGTTCACCTATCGTACTAAATAAGGATGCAGTATTTGACATTAATACAACTTCATAAACCTGTGCTTTTTGGTATACAGATTTTAATTGTAAAGCCCCTTCAAATTGTGGAACTGTGCCAACATATAAAACCGCATCAAATGTTGTTCTTGTATTAAATACTAAAGTATCTAAATTAACATTATACCAATCCTGAAAGAACTTGTTGTTGTTATCAGTAAAGGGTAGTTTAAATGTTTGTGAATAACTACCTTTTCTAGTTTCAGGATTTTTAACTTCTGAAAACTGAAAGTTTAAAGAGATATTTGGAGCCTCCTGTAAATCAAGATTATAGGCAGTTGTTGATGTGGCTGCCGATGTAGCCTTCCTATATGCAACTAAACGTACATTCATTATGAGTTTGTATTAACTGGGTTAGCGTATTCTATATTAATAGTGTACTGGATCATTCTATCGTTAGCACTTGTTTTTTTAATAAAAGAACTGTCTGTAATTATAACACCTTCTGTAAAATCTGTGTCCGTGTTTTCAACTATATAAACGTCTGTACTCATTATTAGTTTTTCTATTAAAACAGTATCTTCTTCTTTTATCCAGTCTGTGTTAATCGTTTCCTTTAATACTGCTGTTGTTTGTCTTGTTGTTTTACCTCTTTGTGTATTATTATAACGCCATTTAGATTTATTAAAAGTACCTAACATTGAACTATAATTATTTCTTTCTACATTTAGTGTTTGCGTTGATTTCTTTTTGAAATTGAAATAGTCATAACCACCTACAGAATTACGCCAAGCCAATCTACGTACCTTGTAACCTTTACAACTTCCATCTTGTTTTATAAAGTAGTATGCTGCTGTTTTAACTACGTCTGATGAGTCTGCTCCTTGAATAGTATAATACGCCCAATCTGAAAAGGCTGATGGTCTTGCTGCTGTAGTTACAGATTGTGCTTGTAAATTTCCTGGACCTGCACCAAAATAAACTAACCTTTCTGCATCAGTATTGGTTTCTGAGGTAGGGTTAGACCCCCCATTTGCAGTAGTGTTAGCAATGTTTTGGGTGCTTCCTATTTGAGCACCTGCACTTGTATAGTATTTTATAAGAATTCTTTCTATATCACTATCAAAATTAGAATTGTCATTTAAAAACGCAACAGTATGATAGTCAGTGTCTTGTACATAGTTAATATAGCCACTTGTATTGTAATCACCCGCACTTGTTACTAAATCACTTAAAAATTTATCTGTTGCTTCTGAACCATTATACACATTAAATGCGTTAGATTGCACATAGTCACTATCTGTGCTTCTTGCGGTCATTAAAGGTAGTGAAGCCTGTAAATAATATAATGTGTCATTGACTGAATCACTTGTTACTTCGCTTGGAATCGCTGATGCTGAGGTGCTGTATTCTTGATATCCCTTTACATATATTGTTTGGATTTGTGTTCCATCTGTTGTATTATCACCGTTTACACTAAATGGTTTTGCTGCTGTATTAGCACCCACTTTATGAATTGTCCTAAATGGGATACCTGTGTCGTTTTGGTCGAATACTGTATCTACTAACTGAGTATTAACAATTTCTCTTACATCAAAAAACGCTCTTGCCTTGTTATTAGTTACGTCAGAACTATAGCCGTTTCTTCTTTGTTTTAACTTAGCCAATACAGTACCCGAAGCGTCATCTAGTCTAACTTCTAAAACTAATTTGTAGTAAAAATAAGAAGCAGTAGTTGCGTCATCTTGAAATAACATATAACCGATTACGGGCGTCCAATTTGTTATAACTGGAACTTTTGAAGTTGTGTTTACTGGTTTCTGTTTCCATTCTAATGCTGATGCCATATTTTAATCTTTTAATGTTTTTTCTAAATCCATTTCTAAATCATCTGCAAATGCTTTAGTTATATTTTCTAATTGTTTATCTAATTGTTGTGTAAATGGTTTGCTAAAGAATTGTGTTCTTTCAAGTCCTCTTTGGAATATAGAACGCTGAATCAAAAAGGCTAAACTCTTTCTTGCTATAAATCTACCTTTTGCATCTCTTCCAGCCTTTAAAGGTTTGCTAACAATCCATTTATCTATAAATCTTCTAGGAGGCATCTTAGTAGAATACTTAAATGGACTTCCTTGACCTCTTGCACGTCCTGAGCCTTTAAAACCACCTGCACCTCTAACGCCTTCATCAACAAATTGCCAATAATCTTCTGCACGACCGAACTCGAATTCTAGTGTTACAGAATCTTGTTGGTTAGTAACCAGATAATCAAAATCATTAAATAATGTATTGCCACTAGTTGTCTTTTTCTTTTTCTTTAATATACCTTTTCCCTCCTTAACAACACTTGTGCCAAGTTTCTGTAATGATTGTATAGTATTTTTGAATTCCATTATGAATTAGGGTCTACTGGTGCAATACATAGGTTATTCTTATTATTTACATCTAAACTAATACTAGCACTCCATCCTGTCAAAAGGTTGTTAAAACGTGCTGTAAAAGGTTCTGCTGTTATAGGTAACTGAAGAACTACCTCACCATCTACCCAAGAAGTAGAATATAAAGCGTGTTTAAATTCTGCTACAACATCTTGTAGGATTTCTAGGTTTTCTGAGTATGCATTAATTCTACCTGTCCTTTCTTTATTAGGAGCATCACCTACTTCATCATTTATCATATCCATTACATAGATAGTAAAATTGTAAGTTAACACACCTTGATTAATCACCGCACTTCCTGGCTCTGCATATAATATGATATAATCAGTAGCACCTAATTTATTGATATCTACTTCATCCATCATTCCTGAATGAAAACTACTTATTTGATAGTGTTTACTGGCTATTGTTTCAAAATATCCTACTACATTTCTAAAACTTATCATAGTTACTTCTTTGTTTATTGTTATAATCTTGGCTATATGCCAAATATGTTAAGACTTCTAAAATAGGTAGCCTTGTTATTTTTTCTATATCTAGTATGCTGTTACTCAATCCAAAAAGGACATTGTACCAACCCCACTTAGAACTCATTGTTGCACCTTTTGTGGTGTCGTTTTCTGATGGGCTAAATAACGGTGCGAAATCTTCGCCAATCTTTCTCCTAAACTCAAAAAAAAACCTAACGAACTTAATGCTATACTCATTGGGCAATCTTTAAAAATCTCTTCTTTAAACTCTTCAGGATTGTAAGGTTCTATAGCATATCTTTCATTTAATTTTTTAGTTACTGGTCTATATAGTATACTCATAATTATATGAAGGTTTTTTATAGGCTCTTTACAATACGCTTCTAAATCTATATATTCTCCTGTAGTTAAGTTATTTAAGTTAGGGCAGAATCCATATTCTATACCTTTTAAATTAAATATCTTTTTAAAATCCTCTTCTGTAGGCTCTGTATCTATCATTTTTTTGATAACACCCATAATCTCCTTGAGATCATTATAAGCCATTTTCTTTACTACGAAGGGGCTGGTGTTGCATAATAAAGCAAGGCTTTTTATTACCTTGTTTTTCTCAGTTCCTTTACCCTCCTGAATATCTACATATTTTTGATAAGTGCTGATAGTTATATCATTCCAATTATCAGGAATAGTTAATTTAACCTCTTTCATTACTAATAAATATAAAAGTTCATAATTCGTTTTTTATTCTTTGTTCTGTTATTTCGCAATATTCTTTGCTTATCTCACTTCCTATAAAATCTCTATTGTTTTTTAAACACATTTTAGCAGTTGTACCACTACCCATAAAGCAATCATAAACTAAATCTCTTTCATTCGTCCAACTTATAATATGGTCTTTTACTAATTTTTCAGGAAAAATTGCAGGGTGTCCGTAATTAGTTCCAAACACATTGATGTTCCATACATTTTTTAAAGGTTTTGTTTTATTAGTTTTTTTTCTATTTTTATAGTTCATCATACTCTCTTTATTAGTTGTGTAAGTTTGTATTGTTTTCCCTGCATATTTGCAATTCTCCTTAATTCTATTGCAAACATTTGGTTTTCCTTTTGATAAAACAAACATATATTCAAATGAGGGGGTATATCTTGTTTTAGATATGTTAGGCATTGCGTTTGGTTTATTCCAAATCATTGTATCGTGTAAATTAAAACCTATCTCTTTAAAATATAACGCTTGTTTAAAACTTGTTCCTGTTTCACTACCCTTAATAGTAGCGTCATTAACAATCCATACAACAACGCCACCCTCTTTAGTTACTCTAAATAATTCTTGTGCTATACTTTCAAAGTCAAAACTATATCCGTTATATGTTCTTAAATTATCATAAGGCGGTGATGTTACAGTTAAGTCAATAAAATTATCTTTCATTCTTGCCATTGTATCAAGGCAATTTTCGTGGTGTATTTTATTTATCATAATATATAGTATTTACCACTGTGATTGATAGAAAGTTTATTTAAACATAGATACCGACAGGCATCTACTAGATGGTCATTGACTTTGACAGGCGTATTTAATACATCACCATTTTTATCAGTAGCCCACTTATAACCTCTAAATTCTTTAATTGCATTTAGACTGTCTTTGGTTATATTAAGTTTATATCTTCTCATTATGTCAATCCCTAAATGTATTCCCGCACCTTTCTTAGCAGGTTTTATATTAAATCCTTGCCTGTATATTTCTTCTATTGATTTAGGTTCTGCACTATCACCTACTATTTCTGTTTGTCTGTCTACTCCGAGTTCTCTCATTTTGTTTGCTAGGTCTGTATTAGTTAAACGCTTTTCATAAAGTAATTCTCTAATGTATAAACTATCATCTAACTGCCTTACTTCTACAAGTGCTGTAGGACTATTAGTAAAGCCGAAATCTAATCCAAAACCCAACAGTTTTCCTTGAACATCATCTACTAAATTAAAGTTCCTAAATATCATTGTTTGTATTGTTCCTATTTCACCAAGTCCATAAACTCGCCAGTAGTCTGGATCAATGTCTTTCAGTCTTTCTATTTCTGCAATAGTATCTTCATCTAAGAATGGATTTGCTTTATATGTAGATTGTAAGAATGTGCAGTCATCTCTAGTATGCACTTTCTCATATATCCACGAATAAGGATCAGATGGATTATAGTCTAAGTATATTTTTTCTGTTGTTCTAAGTATTAACTGCTGCCAATCTTCATAATTAAACTCATTGGCTTCATTACACCACAGATAGTGGCGTTTCCTTCCACGTATCTTGACTGGCTGATCAACTGAAATAAATTCTAATAGATTTCCATTTAAAGAATATGATAGTTCTGATTTGTTGTGATTTTCTTCTGAATATAATTCTAGTTCTTTTAAGATATTAAGAACATCTCTATAAGCAGTACCTTTAAGAGCAGGGAGTGTCTTCCTGCA